GCAAGGCAACCTACTCAAAGAAAGCGTAAATCTCTGTGGGCAAGGTTATAATTGTGCGTTGCATTTAATCGCTAAGTATGATTGTTATTAATAATAATTTAAAAGGAGAGAAGCATGTGCTTACCAACAAGATCACCTTCACCACCACCACCTGATCCATCAATTGCAGAGGCACAGGCAGAAGCGAATGATACAGAACAAGCTGTTCGTTCAGAAAACAAAGAAGAAACTTTAGAAAAAGGTATTAAACGAGCAAGAGGTGGAACTGGTAGAAGATCTTTGCTAACAGGTAAGTCTGGTGGTATGGGTTATTATAACGAGTATATGTAATGTTGATGTATAATGATCAGAAAGATAACTCCCCATCTGAGGCTGATAATACAAAAATTGCAGAGAAATATCTCCGCATGTATCAGAAAGCTAAACAGCATAGGGAAAACTTTGTACCTTTATTTGAAGAGTGTTATGAATACGCTCTCCCAATGCGTGAAAGTTTCTATTCGGAAAGTGTTGGTCAACGTAGAGATGACAAAATCTTTGATGAGACTGCTGTTGTGGGTGTGCAAGAGTTTGCGTCAAGGTTGCAGTCTGGCCTTGTGCCTAATTTTGCACGTTGGGCAGACTTTACAGCAGGGAGTGAAGTACCTAAAGAAGAACGTGATGTTGTTAATAACGAACTTGACGAGGTAACAGAGTATGTATTTGAAATTATACAGAACTCTAATTTTGCTCAAGAAATTCATGAATCATTTATGGATCTTGCCGTTGGAACTGGTGTCTTGGTTGTTTCAGAAGGTGATGCGATTCATCCAATTAACTTTAGTGCTATCCCTTTACCTCATATCGTTCTTGATACTGGCCCTGATGACTATATTGACCATGTTTATAGGGAACGCCCTTGTAGGAATTCAGATATTCCTATCATGTATCCAGACGCAATCGTATCAGAGAAGCTACGAAGGAAAATCGAAACAAGCCCAGAAGACAAGACTAAAATTCTTGAGATAGTTTGTAGAGATTACTCAGTTAAAAACCAAGATCAGTTTTTGTTCTATGCAATTGACCCTGCATTAAAAGAATTAATTAAAAAAGAAACATATACTGGTGTGGGATCAAATCCATTTGTATGTTTTAGATGGTCTAAATGTTCAGGCGAAGTTTATGGGCGAGGCCCTTTAATGAACGCCCTTAGTGCAATTAAAACTACCAACCTCACTATAGAATTAATACTAGAGAACGCACAGATGGCTATCTCAGGTATATATCAGATGGATGATGACGGAGTTATTAACCCTGATACCATTAATCTAGTTCCTGGAACTGTAATTCCTAAAGCACCTAACAGTAAAGGCTTACAACCTGTACCTGCGGCAGGAAATTTTGACGTTGCAAGTTTAATCCTTAACGATATGAGGCTTAATATAAAACGAGCTTTGTATAATGATATGTTAGGTAATCCAGATAAGACTCCTGCTACTGCTACAGAAGTTGCAGAACGTATGGCTGATTTATCAAGAAGAATTGGTAGTGCTTTTGGTCGTTTGCAAGCAGAACTTGTGCAACCTGTCCTCCAAAGAGTTGTATATATTCTAAAGAAACAAGGGCGAATAGACTTACCTACCATAAACGGAAGAGAAGTTAAGGTACGAAGTGTATCTCCCCTAGCTCAAGCACAAAACAACCAAGACATCTCTTCCGTTGCTAGATTTTTAGAGATGGTTCAAACAAGATTTGGGCCAGAGATTATGAATATACTTATTAACTCAGAAGAAACTGCGGCATACCTTGCTAAAAAGTTTGGTGTTCCTGATGTGCTAATTAGAGATGTGGCAGAGCGTAAACAATTAGTTCAAATGGCACAGCAATATGCACAACAACAACAGGAACAACAACAAATGATGCAGAATCAAACACAGAATATGGAAGGCGTAGCTCCACCAGATGAACAACAGCCACAGCAATAAACCATTTATAGGGCTTGATGGATACCAACGTATTAAAGAAACTGATAAACAAATTAGTTTAAATGTTGCCCATGTATTCCAAACAGATTCAGGCAAAGAAGTATTAAAGTATCTACGCTCTATAACAATAGAGCTAGTTCATGGATCGAATGTTACAAACGAGGAACTTCGCCATGTAGAAGGTCAACGATATTTAGTTGGTCTTATTGAATCTCGTATTAACCATGCACATAAGGTAAAAAACAATGAGTGATGAAGCACAAGTTGCCGTAGCTGAAGGTGTTGAACCAATAGAAGAGACTCAAGGAAGTCTATTACAGACTCAAGAAGTTTCGGTTGAACGACCTGAATGGCTACCTGAAAAATTTAAAAGCCCTGAAGACTTAGCTACTGCTTATAACAGTCTTGAAACTAAACTAGGCTCTTCTAAAGAAGAAGCTGTGAAAGCTTATCAAGAAGAAATAGACAAAGAAGCTTTTGCGAACAGGCCTGCAACGGCAGGTGAGTATCAGATACCAGAAGTTCTTGACGTAACTAATGTAGCTGATAACAAATTACTTAATTGGTGGGCTGACCACAGTTTTAGTAGTGGGTTTAGCCAAGAAGAATTTGAAGAAGGTATACAATTATACATTACAGAGAATGGTGCAAAGGAACAAGGCCCTGTTTATGAAGAAGAATTAAAAAGACTTGGCGATAATGCTACTGCTCGTACTGAATCTGTAGGTTTGTTTGCTCAGAAATTCTTTCCTGAAAAAAGTATGCCTGCTATTCAACGCATGTGTGAAACTGCTGATGGCATTATTGCTCTTGAACATATTATGGAGAATATGAAAACTGCACAACCTATGGTTGGGTCTTCAAGTGTTGGAAGATTAGATGAAGCTACTCTTCAAAGTATGATGCAAGATGAGAGATATCATAACCCTGCTAAAAGAGAGAAATCATTTGTCCAATCTGTAGAGAATGGATTCAAACAATTATATGGCAGAAGTTGAACTAAATAGAATTGGCAGGCTATCATTAGTTAAAGCCAATGAGTATCATGCTGAAGAAATTGCAGACAAGTTAAGGTTGTCAGATAGAAAAGAATGTCTGATACATGACATGTCTCCTCTTGAAGCGTTGACTGAACCTTTAGTTTGGGAAGGTGCGTTTAGTTACTCTCTGAAACTAGATAATGATTGTATTGCTATGTGTGGAACTGTGCCTATAGATGAGAACTGTGGTAGGGTTTGGCTATTAGGTACTGGTGCTATCAATCAAAACTTTAGAACCTTTCTTCGTGGATGCAAATATGTACGTGATCTTTTGCAAGGAGAGTATTCTCAAATAGAAAACCTTGTTCCTGCCGATCATCACGAAACAATCATGTGGTTAACGTGGTGTGGTTTTACTTTTGATGAGCAACCTTATGATCTTAATGGCCATGCTATGATACGATTTGTGCGTTGCGTAAAGAGAAAAAACAATGTCTATTATTTTGATAAGCGACCTGTAATTCACTAAGCGACCTTACGGACAATCAAATGGTGATACATAAAACAGATAATCGTAATTGCTAATTTTAACATTAACTGAAGGAAGGACTACATAATGGCTAATACAATTGACACGGCCTTTATAAAACAGTTCGAGTCGGAAGTTCATATGGCATATCAGCGAATGGGTAGTAAATTACGAAATACTGTCCGTACTGTAGGCAATGTGGCAGGAAGCGTAGTACGTTTTCAAAAGATCGGAACTGGAACAGCATCTACTAAATCAAGAAATGGTATGGTAACTCCTATGGAACTTACACATACTACAGTAGAAGCTACAATGGCAGACTACTATGCGGCAGAATATATCGATAAGTTAGACGAACTCAAAACTAATATTGATGAGCGTCAAGCTGTTGCTAAATCTGCGGCGGCGGCTCTAGGTCGTAAGACTGATGAGATTCTTATAACTGCTATGGATGCAGGTGCAAGTAGCACGCAAATTAACGATACCTCTGGTGCGTTAGTTAAAGCTGACCTTCTTGCTTTATTTGAATTGATGGGTACTGCTGACATACCTGAAGATGGTGGGCGTTTCTTAGCGATGCACCCTAAAGGATTTGCTGATCTGTTTAATATTACAGAGTTTGCATCATCCGATTATGTTGGTGATCAGAACCTACCTTTCGCAGGTGGTATGACCATGAAAAACTTCTTGGGCTTTAATATCTTTTCTACTAGTGCAGTAACAGCAGGTAAGAATATTTCTTATCATACTTCATCTGTAGGACTTGGTATTGGTGCAGATGTCTCAACTGAGTTGAATTACATTCCTGAGAAAGTAGCTCATCTTGCAACATCTATGATGTCAATGGGATCTGTTGTTATTGATAGCAACGGAATCTATGAAGTCTTAGATAACAATTAGAAAGGAGATATAACATGGCTTATGCTTCAGCAGGGTTAGTTAGAATAGGTGGAGGTAGTGGGGTAAATCTTTGGATATACCAAACTGTCGATGCTATTGCTACTGTAAACACGGCTCAATATTTTAACGATGCTTCTAACATGCTTAACATTCGTGACTTAATTATTGTTCAGGATACTAATACTCCTACAACAAGTTTTGTTAATGTACTTACAATAAGTGCTTCAGGTGTTGTTGATGTAAGTGACGGAACAGCAGTAGTAGAAACAGACTCGGACTAAAAACTAATGGCAACAACTAGCACTTCAGCTAATTCTGGCATCGATATATGTAGTAGGGCTTTAATTTTAATTGGAGCAAATCCTATTACATCTTTCGATGACGGAACTACTGAGTCTACTGTTGCCGTTAATCTTTACGAAGATATTGCAAGATCAGCCCTTACTAATACAAGGTGGAGATTTGCAACAGAACAGGCAATATTAAATACTCTTAGTGACGTTCCTACTGGTAGATGGGATATGGCATCTCAATTGCCATCAGATTTACTTATGTTACATGGGATTACAATTAACGATGTTTTAGTTGATTATCAACTATATGGTAATAAAGTATTTAGTAATCAAACATCTGCTGATGTAATGATTGCTGATTATACTTATAGAGCCGATGAAATTGATTGGCCTTCTTATTTTACACTAGCTGTTGAGTATTCTATTGCTGTTGTATTTGCTACAGCTATTGCTAGAGATGCTCCTTTAGCTACTTTAATGCAGACACTAGCTGAAAGATCAATGGCTAAAGCTAGAAACTTAGACTCGCAACAAAGCACAACAGCTAAACTAACTACTTCGAGGTTTATTATTGAAAGGCGTAGCTAATGGCAACAATTAGAGTTCCTATTAGTAATTTTCAATTCGGCGAAGTCAGTCCTTCTTTAGTTACAAGAACTGATACTAACGTATATCAAAATTCTGGTAAGCAAGTAGAGAACTTCTTTTTAAAAAATGAAGGTGGGCTTTCTAAACGCTTTGGAACAAAACGAATATATCAATTTGACACAACTCCAGACACAGATAACTACGTTCAACAACATAGGCTATTGCCTTTTGTTTTTTCTGATGACGAGAAGTATCTTATTTCTATGGAAGACTTAAAGATAAGATGTTTCTTTATTCACCCAACTACAGGAGTGTTATCTCTTGTCGCAACAGTTACTGCTGATGTTGATAGTGCCGCATTACCTTTTACTAAATCAAACTTACATGAGTTAACATATACTCAAACAGGCGATACAATGATTATCGCTCACCAAACATTTATGCCTCGTATAATTTCAAGAACTAGCTTAACTACATTTACAGTTTCTACTTATGCCTTTGATCAAAGCTCAGATGAAACTGAAAAATACCAACCATATTATTCGTTTCAAACATCTGGCATGACACTAGATTCTTCTGCTACAACTGGAACTACAGTAACGCTTACAACTAGCTCAAGCTATTTTGATATCACTGGTTCTGTTGTTGGAGGGAATTACACTAGTTCAAAGCATGTAGGAACAAGCCTTTTATATTATGATTCTGAAATTCAAATCGTATCTGTCCAAAGTGTAACTACAGCAGTAGGTAATATAATAAAAGAATTGTACGTTGACTTGGATACCGATGCTTTTAAATCAGTTGATGGCACAGCAGACTTAGAAGTAACTCACATAAATCATGGTTTAGATTTAAATGATACTATTGTTATTTCTAAGGCAGGAGCTATTGCAGGTATAACAGCAGGGCAGATTAATGG